CATTAGCTTTCATTTCTGCAAGACGTTCGTGCTTGGATACGTCACGCCACACAGTGATAATGTTATCTGGCATATTGCCCCACTCACTAGCACCTTGAATCTCGGCAATAGCTGGAGGACTGCTGACACCTTCACCACTCTTACGTGGGTGGGCTACAACATGGACATGCACAGGGTAGTTTGAGGCAAATACACGGATAGCATCAATAGCTTCTGCTTGTGCCGTATTATCACCACGGTCAACATCCATAGTCATAACATTGTCGATGACAAAATTAGTGACCCCATACCGTTTGTGGGCATGGATAAACATGTTGATGAGTTTGAGTGGGTTTGCTTTCTCTCTGCTTTTGTAGATAAAGCAATGCTCACTAAGGTATTTGAATGCCAAATCAAAGTCGGGATCAGCAACAATATCTGAATTACCAGTCATGTTCATAAGGATGGAACCAAATGTACGTTCTGGCGGCTGCTCAAACGAAGCAACAACACTCATGATCCCACGCGCAGCTAAGTTAGCAACTTGATTCTGTACGGCTTGAGACTTGCCTTGGGACGTGTAACCAAACCACAAAGTAATCTCATGCTTACGGAAAGTAAGGTCAAAGCCGGGAATAAAGAATGGATCACCATCAAGAAGATAGTCACCACGAATGAAGTCCATAACTCCATCCTTCATCTCTTTGGCGTCTACAATCTCGTCAAGTTGACCTTTTGCAGTAGACTCAATAAGATTGATGATCTCCCCACCACGACCAGCTTTGAGCATGTCATTAGCATCTTTGAGGGGAAGGTTAACAATGATACATTTGTCGATGCCAAGGCGAGCTGCTACATCTGCTGCGCATTTCTTACCTGCTGAGTCACTGTCCATAATAAGGACAATAGTGTCAAAGTAAGAAAGATACTCATAATCCTCCTTGATCCAATTCATATTGGACACACCAGAAGGAATAGATACAGCAGGAAGCCCAAGCTCATACATGGCAAGCGCATCCCATTGACCTTCTACAATAATGAGACGATCACTATTACTAGATGGATCACAAACATCCTTACCAAAGAGATTGTGGACAGGATTTTGACTGCTCCACATTGTCTTCTCATTGTTTGGCATCCAGTGTTTAGTCAGGCTAAGGCGTGACTCACAATCGTAATGAGGGAAGATAATCTCACCACGCGCACCAGTGCCAATATTGTAAGCCTCAAGAGTGCGTTTGCTAATCTTGCGAGTAGCAGCATACTTGATGCAATCTTCACTAAGTGGTTTGATAAGATCAGCCAGTTCTTTGTAGTTGGTTGACTTGTTTGCACCTGAAAAGTTTTGAATTGGCGCAATGTTAAGGAAATTACCAAGCCATGCAATGCTAGCAGGAATTGATAATCCTTTGACAAGATGCACTAACTTCCAAGCACTGCCCTTAATAGAAGGATTAGCGTGATCGTAGAACTGACCAATATTATACGACTTGGTAGAAATACTGAGGCTATCCCCAGGGTTGCCGTCAATGTTGCCAATTCTGTAGCATCCAGTTTGCTTTTTGGCAGCAGGAAACAAAGTAAGAACAAATTCGTCAATACGATGCTCCAACTTAGCTTTGATTTCTTGTAAGTCATAAATGGTTTTGGTTTCAGTCATCATTAAATGTATTTTGGTTGATTTCTTCTATAGATTCTACAACAAGATCAACCCCAGCTGTGGCTGCCATTGAGCCAATAAGTGAAGTAACAAGATTCAAACCTATAACATGAGCCATAGGAACTAACTTCAGTACTTCAGTCATGTTTTTCTCCATGACTTCTATGCTTTGGTGATCTGGCAGCTTTTTGAATTGATCAAAGTACTCACCAGCCTCCTCGATGTGTTCTATAGCTGATTCATAGACCTCTCTTTGGAGGAAGGTGGTGAGTGCGTTTATTTCTAAAAGTGTTTCTTTTAATCTTTCACGCGCAACTTCTGTTCTTTGCCGTTGATCTTGATTGTGTTCGTCTTCAGGTTGATTACAATTTTGCCCGAAGGTTCCGTCATGCTCTTGGTTCGTTTCCATAGATCGTTTTCGTCACAAGTTACGTAATCTACGGAAGCATCCTTACAAGCCGCAATCAAATCGTCTACTTGGTCTTTAGAGGATAGGTCAACAATCACTGAGTTGCCCATCTTTTTGCAAATACTTGCCAGACTTCTGACATTCTTTGCTGAGAGTCCTAGTTCTTCAGACTTTTTAAGGATTAAGTCTTTGTCTGCTTTCTCAATCTTGGCGTAGAAAGCTTCTTTGTGGTGGCTAAATGACAATGCAAACTTACGTCCATTGTATTCCTTGAATACGCCAACAGCAGTTACAATGGTGTTGTACGCTTTATCAGAGATTTCTCCAACTTGACTGACATCAAATTGACTTCCAAAGTAATTCTCCAACTCTGCCGTAATACTGCCAAGCAGCCATGTAGAGTAGTCGTCAATCTTATCTGTTACGTCACGCGCAACAAAGATGCGATCAATTACCTTGTAAGCTTGCTCCAATGTGGGAGGATTATCTGCACGTAGGGTAGCTTGTCCACCCTCGCGGATGACGAAGTGTTCTGCAATAGGGTCAGTGACAATCTGCATGAGAGCAGCAATATCTTGTTGTTTCTCTTCAACTTGCTCAGGTTGACTCAGGACGGCAGCTACGTCTACTTCTGAGACTACTTCCAGAGCTGCAAAAGACTGCGCTTCTAGACCCTCTTCTGCCTCTCTAGAGAGCATTGAGATGAATTCCTCTACACGCTTCTTAACAACTCCGCTATATGCGTTGCTTGTCACCTGTTTTCCGTTGCGGTATTGAGCTACTAGCTCTGCGATAACATCATAAGGGATTGCGTATTCTTCACTTACTGCGCCCAAGTCATCATTTTCCAATGGGATTCCGTCAAGGTATATGGTTTCTGTCATAAATTATTCTTCTTCACTAATAGTTTCTAGCCCGCAACCCTTTTCTCCTGCTACTTGGAGCAGTAAATCATAGGCATTGGGTGGGTCAGGTTGGTCTAACTTAAAGCCAGCCGCAAGTTTTAATTTCTTGAGAATGTGAAATTCCCATTTGTTGACTGCTTCCCATCGTTGGGTTTCTTTGTTGAAATCAATCAATAGGAATAGACTAACTGTCTTATCCCATGTCTTTAGCAGCGCTGTCTTTACTGTATTCATCTTCAATTTTTTGTAGTACTTTGCGAGCAATCCCAGCCATTTCGAAAATGACTAAAGCGTCATCACCAAAAAGTAATTCTTTTCTTATCTCCCATGGATCTGCAATCATACGCAAAGCTACAAGCATTTCTGGCAAATGTTTTGTAGCAATAGTATCTGCTTTGCTTTGGGTAATAGAATCAACTATTTCATCATCCCAAGGGGCAGGTGTAATATCGTGAATGATTGATTTGTTCATACTTCGACAAGTTTAGTTACAGGCAATCCATAGCTTAATGCCCTTGGATTCTTTTGAAGCATTTCTATTTCTGCTAATGTTGCAGCAACATGCACCAATACGTCTCCCTTATACAAAGCATAAAGAGTTTTCTTCTTTGATGCTGGAATATACTCATATCTCCCCCAGTTCCAGACAGGATCTAAGTCCAGCTCAAACTTTTCATCATCTTCTTCAAATGACAATGGGCGTGACAACACTTCACCTCCGTTAAGGAAGTGAAGCATTGTGTCAATCATACGCTGAATATCTTCTCGTTCTTCAGGATCAGTCATAATTTTAGTTGGCTAAAGCTACTGCAGATTCAAGAAGGCGAGTGCCACGTTTGACGTTGGCTTCCCAATCATTCTCGAATCGTTCAGCAGCAATGGATTTTGTAAGAGCAGATGCACCCCAGTTGCTGGTGTAGTTTTGAGCACCAGCTTCTTTGCGATTGGATGACTCATGAGTTTCAAACTCAGTCAATGCTTGGAACGCATCAAGACGTGTGCGTCCTTCATTGCCGCGACCAGACTCAAACAACTCACCAATACGAGCAGCTTTCTGCACAAGAGCATTTGTACCTTTATCCATGTTTCTACCGTGGATACCAGCAGCCCAAGCCTTAGCTTCATCGCGTGAACAAGTTTGCTCATGAGCGCGTTGCAGCATTGCTTGAAACTGATTGGACGTGCCAGCAAATTGATCAATAGCTTCAATAAGGCGAGCTACGTTAATCTCAAGCATTTGTGTGTGCTTTGCTTTGCCAATCTCTTTACCAGACCTCATGGAAGCCATAAAGGTATTGTTACAAACTGTGCAAAAGTTAAGATACTTAGCTGTAAGTGCCGTCGTTTTGTCAAACGAGTCAAGCACTGTGATGAAGTCGTCAAACTTGCGACCAGCAACCTCAAAACCTTCAGTGACTTTGAGAGAAGCAAATACTTTGCGGCGATTATCTACAGTGCCAGCAGATACGATTTGGTAAGGAGTAGTACCCATACCCTTCTTGATCACTTCCCAGAACATCTCAATAGAAGATGGCTGATATGAAGTGCCGTAAGGATCACCAACTGGAAGCCAGTCATCACTAGCAAGGAGAATCTTGTACTCAGGATCTTGAACGAATACATCTCGCGTGATACCAAAGTCATCTTGTTCTTGCTTCTTGTAGTAAATAGGAGACTCGACAACCTCGAAAGGCATAGAGTTCTCACGATTTACTTCTTCGCAAATAGTGGTCAGGTTGTGCCAAGCTTGAGTAAGTCCAGCTTGAATGTCGCGTTCTTGGATTAGGTGTGCCATATTTTGTTTGTATTTTTTGGTTTGTTTGTTTTATTTAAAGGCATGGAGCCTTCTGGTTTGTCGATGAATCCACCAAGTAAGGTGGAATGGAAAGGAAAAATCATTTATGTTGGTGATGCTAGGCAAGCATTGCGTGAGCATAAGATTACTTTTGAGGAGCGCGATGAGTTTCTTGGCGCTATCTATGCAGTTAACCCAGCATTGGTATCAAATCCTAATGCCAAGTCTGTATATCGACTACATACTGGAGACTTCGTTCAATACCTCAAGGCACTAAAGTCAAGATGGTCGAACAACTTACCATTAGCTTCAGAGGAAGAAGCACTTCAAAGATCTGTTGTTTGCTCTTCATGCCCTAAGAAAGCCAAAGCTGCTGGATGCTACGGATGTAGCGGAATATCCAAGCTCCTCATGCATATCCCAAAGGCACTAATGGAACAAACAGATGGATGTAGTGTTTGTAAATGTTATCTAAATAACAAGATTTGGATGAGTAAGGAAGTACTGGAATCTGATACTAGGAATCTTGCGTATCCTTCGAACTGTTGGCTACACGAAGTTTTTCCTCAGCAGTTACCTGTTGATGACACGTAATACATAATGCTCTGAATCCATGCGCCTCACAGAATAAACGTTCCGCAAAGCTAGGAAGATCATTAAAGTCAGCTAGTCTTCCAGCAGGAATAATGTGATCAACTTGAACTTCTTTGCCCGGAAATACACCCTTGCAGATAGCACACTTATAATGCTTTGAGGCTCGGTTTGTTTTAGTGTTAATACGTGTGTCTACGTAGGCAGCTTTAAGGCAATCAAACTTAGGTTGCCATCTTGAGCTAGCACTACGTAACGCACTTCTAATAAACCCAAAGAACCTAGACTTAGTCCATGTTCCACTGTTGTATGGACGTTCTAAGTCTAGTCTTCTTTTGATGGGTTTTTTTAGTTTTTTCTTAGCCATATTCTTTCTCATGGCAAAGCTCGCAGATTAATCGAAGATTTACAATGTTTTGCATGAAATCTTTTTTCACCCCAGCAGCAGGAAACTTGACGAATGTTTTCTTTGTCATTGAGAAATAACGTTCAACATCATCGTTGATCTCTTGAGCCGTAATCTTGCTTTTGCATTCTTGGCATTCAATAATTAATTCATTTAGAGGTATTGAGTCTTCCATTTTAAACCAGTGATTTAGGGCTATCATCGTTATCTAATGTTTTCTTGAAGCCAACATTACCAGCTTCATGAAAAATTACAATGCCTTCTGGATTCATAAATCCACGCTTTGCTACGCTGCCTTCGTTTTTGAGGTTATGCAATGCGCGATCAACAATCAAGCTATCAAAAATACCATCATACAATAAAGGAACTAAGTCGCAACAAGCAGGAAGAATGTTTTGGTATTTAATCTCATTTGGATTTTTAGAGACTATTTCAGGTTCTTCATTGTGTCTGCACCAACGGATTACATTGAACATGCTAAATCGACGTTCTTGCAATCCATAGTTGCGCTGAATACCTTTACCCCACCATTCACCAAAGTGCTGTCCTGCGCCAAGCTTACGCAATTCACGCCTATTATCCACAGCCCATTGAGCAAAGCCAAAGTTGTCTTGACTTGCGGTAATCCATCTCGTTCTGCTTCCAGCATACATGAAGAATAAATCATCTCCTTCAACCCATGCGTCAATACATCCATCAAAATCTAAAGCATCATTTTGTTTACGTTTGATAATGCATATCTGAGCATTAGTTCCATCAATCTTTTCTGTGATTACAACTCTACGTGAGAGTCTTGCCATTTTGGGGAATCCTTGGAATTCAATCATAAAAATCAGCAGACTATTCCCGGTCTGCCAGCGGTGTGAGTGTTCCGTATTTAACGAAATTACGCCATGGTTTCATTACCACTTCCTCTCAGTCGTTCGGATCTGAGAAGTCTTCTGGTGTTGCTTCTTTGAGTTGTTTCTCTCCAAACCACCACAGGGCAGCGTATTCTGGTGCGCGAGCTACGATTTGATCAGCTGTCGCTTTGTCGATTTCCATAGCCCGAAGAGCTTCTTGAAGTTCAAAAGTGAACAACGCCATCTGTCTTGCAATCTCATGTAGAGGCAGCTTGGTGGATGATGCTGGAGCAGATGAGCCACCAGTGGAAGGTTGAGATGGTGCAGTAGCGTCAGCACCAGCAAGCGAGCAGTTGTCTGTAGAAATACTGACAGTGCCATTATATTCATTCTTTTTAAGGGTTCCTACGAATGTAACAGTATCACCTTTGTTCAATGGAAGACCTGCGGCAGTACCCCAGAGGGACATTTTAGACTTACCAGAACCATCAGAGATGCTGATGTTGCGGTAGCTTTTGCCATTGGAGCTTTGCTTTGACTCATAGACAGCATCAATCTTGACAGGGCCAAGAGACATAGCAGTTCCTTTTGCAGGTAGGTTTAATACTTGATGGATTGAGGTAGACATATTGTTTTGTTTAGGGTGGTTGGTATTATACGATGTGAGATTATTTTGTCGAGTATTTAGTTGGCTAAATTCCCGATTGGAATTGAGGACAACAGTGGGCAAAACCACAGAAGGAACTACAGAAAGTCTTTTCTCCTGCACGTTTTTCGATGACTTCACCAGACTTAAGGTTTTCTTCTGCCTCTGATCTTGTGTCATACACACGTCTTGCTCGCTGAGAGTCAGGCTTTTTGACTGCGTAGGTATCCGGTTTCGCCCATTGTTCATCCAAGGTGCATCTCCTTGGCTCCCCAAGCGCAGCTTTATGATGCTCCATAACGGTTTCGGAGATAAGTTTCTCAGCGTATTCTGCGTCATAAGGATGGATGAAAATCTTAATTGGTGTTTTAGGATAGCTAGGATCTACTTTGCTTTGCATGTATTTCCAGTCACGTTGAAAGTAAACAACACCTACATACTCACACTTGATTCCATTCTGCTCGGCTAACCAAGCATTCATCTGAACTTGTTTGTAGTGTTCATCTTTAGCTTTCTCCTGAACTCCACCAGTAGCTTTGTAGTCATATAGGCAGTTATCAGACCAGTAATCCAT